TGGCATTATACGGGTCATATCCCAAACAACGAACGTCGTATTCTGCTTCGGCTATGAAATTGTCAAGATCTTCATACACCTGCATCATGTCGAGAATATTTCCGGGTATAACAATAAGACTGCCCTCTTTCATAAAATCGTTGTATTTGATTCGCATTGCTGTGGGAAGTTTGCTCAGAGTGAGCTCGGATATGTAATTTCGGGTTTTTATACCGAAAGCACCATTCGATAACGGGAATAAAAATGTAAATGAACAGAAGTCATCTCCCTGGGATAAATCCGCACCCATAGAGCAAGGCATCTGCCAATACTCTCTTCGTCGATGAGGAAGAGTTTCTTCATATGTGAAGTAATATGTGTATCCCTCCATAGGAATACCAAAACGTTTGGCAAGAATATCATTGCGGACTGCGGGGTTGTTCTCAGCTCGTTCCACATCCAGCTGATAAGTTTCATAAGTAACAGTCTTTCCGAGATTCGGATTTGCTTTAATCCATTTATCCGGATCGTTAACTTCATCAATGGAGTCTAATTTATACCACCAGATTGAAGTATGCGGGGCTTTATACTCACCTTTGAGTATCTTCATCAATTCCATTTTGATTGTGTCGCCAGATCCATTACGAACAGTTCCTTCTGAGCTGATGGCAACTATAAGGTAATCATCATTTGAACCTCCACTCTGCTCTTTTGCGGCACCCTGTTCCAATGCTCCAATAACATCCTCTCTGATATCACCAGAGAGCCATTCATCAACGGTAGCTATCTTGACACGTAAACCCTGCAGTTTATCAATGGACATTGGCCTGACTTCAAGAAGCGAACCTGTTAAAAAATTCTGAATTCCTTTCTTAGTCGGAGACAGTTTAACACGATTCGCCTTAGGTCCAGTCGTGTTCTGGAGCGATCCTTCTGTAAGGAACTTATATAGCGGCCCTCTCGCTCTTGTGATAGCAGTCCGAATTGGCGACATGACCTCTTCGGCTTGAGCCATAGTCGGAGCGGTCGTTACTTGATGCGTTGTTGCGGTGTCGACGTTCAGTTCATAATTCTGCAAACAGGACGCATACATCGATTTTGCCGCACCTCGAGCTACAATTAAATACTGCTTGGTAATTAATCTTTTCTTAATCCGTCTCATCTCGTAGTGACCGCCACTGCCTGTTTCTGACGGAACAAAAACACTTCGCTCAATGAAGTAATACCATCCAAAAATTTGTTCAGCCCATAACTTGAAAGAGTCAAGGAGATATAGATCACTGCCATCCGTTAAAGTAAGCTCATTCTCGCAATAATGGATAAAACCTTCAACTACCCGATCGTCATACCAATATCTTGGATTATCTATAAGTTGATCGATTCGATTCATTTCTAATGAAACCGTTTCGCAAACAAAGATTTCTCTCCTTATTACGGCATCTCGAAACATGCCATAATACTTCGGTACGGCGGTGTTCGATAATGCCATTTGTTGTTACTCCTATTTTTTCTTATTATTGGTATATACTTTCAATTCGCCGTTTAAGCCGAATCTACGGTTTGCAGCATCTGTGAGTTTAGACTTCACAACCTGCTTGGCTACATCAGTCGCGGCTGGAGCAATCACGTCTTTT